TGGAAAAAAGGGGAGGCTGAATAAATTCTCCCTTTGGAAAAGAGGTAGGAATGTCTGAAAGAAAAGTATCCATTGAGCAGATGGCGGAGGCGGTCATGGACGGCCTGATCGAATATGCCGGGCTTGCCACGGACGTGATGAAGGACTGCGTTACCAAAGCCGGGAACACAGTCAAAACGGAAGTGAAAGCCAATGCCCCGGTTCGGACGGGGCAGTACAAAAAGGGGTGGGCTGTGAAGAAGCAGAAAGAGACCGCCAATTCCTTAGAACTGGTGGTGCATAACAAAAAGCGTTACCAGCTCACCCACCTTTTGGAGAAAGGCCACGCCAAGCGTGGCGGCGGGAGGGTGCGGGCATTCCCCCATATCGCCCCTGCGGAACAGGCTGGCATCCGGGAACTGGAGGAAGGGATTAAAAGGGGGCTGGAAGGATGAGCCATGATGATGTGATAAAAATGGTGGGTGAGATGGGATTGCCTTTCGCTTATGACCACTTTATCGAGGGCGAATCCCCGGAGCCGCCATTCCTTGTATTTTTATATCCCAAAGCCGACAATTTTGCGGCGGACGGGATTGCGTATTTCAAAATCAACCAGCTTGACATTGAACTGTACACCGACCTGAAAAATCCTGATCTGGAAGAAACCATAGAGGCTGTCCTGTTGAAGCACGGTATTTTCTATGGAAAGAGCGAGACGTGGATTGAATCGGAAAAATTGTACGAAGTCTTGTATGAAACGGAGGTCTGAAATGAAGAACAACAATAAAGTAAAATTCAACATCTGCAACTGCCACTATGCTTTGCAGAAAACACAGGAGAACGGGGAGATGGGATTTGAGAACCCGGTGGCAATGCCCGGCGCGGTCTCCATCGCCCTGGACCCCAACGGGGAGCCGGAATCGTTCTATGCGGACGGCATCGAGTATTACATCATTGCCAACAACATGGGCTATGACGGCGACCTGGAACTGGCGCTGATCCCGGAGAGTTTCCGCACGGATGTGCTGAAAGAGGAAGCGGACAGTAATGAGGTGCTGGTGGAGAACGCCCATTCCGAGACGGCGGCCTTTGCGCTGCTCTTTGAGTTTGACGGTGACATCCGTAAAATCCGCCATGTGCTGTATAACTGTTCCGCAAGCCGCCCCAAGATCGAGGGAAAGACCAATGAGGAGAGCCGGGAGGTGCAGACGGAAACGCTGACCATCAAGGCAAGGCCGCTGGCAAGCGGCTATGTGAAAGCCAAGACCGGCAATAAGACATCTGCGGAGACTTATGCAAACTGGTATAAATCCGTATATCTGCCGGAACCCAAAGCGGTGGATGCAGAAACAGAAGGACAGGGATGAAGGAGGCTGAAAGGATATGAGCATTGTTAGAAAGATAGAGATAGACGGGCAGGATGTGTTGTTTAAGGCATCGGCGGCAATTCCGAGGATTTACCGTTTGAAGTTCCAGCGTGACATTTATAAGGATTTGCGGATTCTGGAAAAGAGTGTTGGTGAGGGTGATGAGGAAAACTCAAACCTCGACCTGTTCTCATTGGAGATGTTCGAGAATATCGCCTACACGATGGCAAAGCACGCCGACCCTCAGATACCGGGTGAAGTGGATGAGTGGCTGGATGGATTCAACACATTTTCCATCTATCAGGTATTGCCGCAATTGATAGAACTGTGGGGCCTTAATGTAAAGACGGATGTGGAAGCTAAAAAAAACTTCGCCCAACTGAGCGGGAAATGACCACGCCGCTGTTTTTACTGAGGTGTGTGCAGCTAGGGCTTTCGATGGCAGACCTTGACCTATTATCCATCGGGCTTATCAATGATATGTACTGCGAGAGCAGGAACGATTCCTTTTCCTACGCAATACTTGGCGATCAGGCCGCAATGGACGCATTTTAGTTGAAAAAACAGTCATTTTCTGCTATGATTTTGGTAGCAGAAAATGACTAATTGCTTTAAATAAAATAAAGTCTTGCAGTGTTTATTAGATTTATGTTTTGAATGCTAATATAGTTGAAATTAATAAATGGTATTTGGGGGAGAATTACTAATGACAGGAAATGAAATAGAGGAAAAATATACAGCAGCCTTATGTGCTTTGAGAAGTTACAAAAGTGTAGGTTTTTTTTCGAGAGAGTATGCAATTTTAAGGAGTCGAGAAATCCTAGATAATGTGGAAAAAGAATTTCTAGAGGCAAATGACCAAAATAGAGAAATGTTAGAAAAGACACTAAAAATATCCCAATTGCTTACTTATAGGGAGTTGTTTGAAAAGATGTTTTTAAGCATAGAGGATTTTGCGGCTATTGTTTCGGCATTGATGCATCCATTAGAGGAATTTCATGTGTGGGTAGCCAAGGCACCTAACATTAAAAAGGTTTTTCAAAATATAACAGATGATAAAATTTATGAGGTTATGAAATATAGGGATATATCTGATTATAATGAATGTGAGGCAAATATAGTTAAAAAATATAGGGCAAAGACCATAGAGTTAAGTAAAAAAGTGTTTGAAACAATTTTAAATTTTTATATCTTAAATGAGAAAGCATATATAAGAATGAAACATGGAAATTCTTTGTTTTATAGTATAAATACAGTAAATATAAAAGGAATAGATACTTTTGTAATACCTGTTGAATACAATACAAAATCAATAGAGCAAGTAGATATGCTCCTGCTTAATTCATTTATTTATGATAAAATTTATATACTGTTTCAATATATACAAGATTTTCAAAGAATCTTGTGTGACATAAATATGGATTTTATAGAGAACGGAGAAATTTATCATCCAATAGGGTTAGTACAAGAACCTGAGTCTATGGAAGACAAAGAACTGTTAGAAGGGATTATTTCAAAATATACTCCCAAAACGGCTGTAAGGTATAACATAAATACTATGATTAATTTAAAGGCTAATCTCAAAAAAATAAATACTATAATTGACTTTTACAATAATATTCCATTGTAAATTTATAAAGAGAGTATATAGGCACTTGCCATAACAGCAGGTGTCTTTTTTTATGCTTTTTTCAGGGAGCCTTTGGGCTTCCTTTTTTCGTTACGGGGAGGTGCTTTGGGTGGGAGCGTCAAGGATACAGGGCATTACGGTGGAGATCGGCGGCGACACCACAAAGCTGACTGCCGCGCTGAAAGGGGTAAACGGGGAGATACGCACCACGCAGTCACAGCTACGGGATGTGAACAATCTTCTGAAACTGGACCCCGGTAACACGGAACTGCTGGCACAGAAGCACCGGCTCCTTGCACAGGCGGTTGCGGAAACGAAGGAAAAGCTGGAAACCCTGAAAGCCGCTGCGGAACAGGCAAATGAGGCACTGGCAAAAGGGGAGATCACCCAGGAGCAGTACGATGGGCTGCAGCGGGAGATCATCGAGACCGAGGAAAAATTAAAGAGCCTGGAACAGCAGGCCAGCCAGTCGGCGGTGGCGGTGCAGAAGATCGCCGCCGTGGGCGAGGATTTGAAGAACCTTGGGGATAAGATTTCCGGTGTCGGCACCACGCTTACCAAAAGCGTGACCACGCCCATTGTGGGGCTTGGCACGGTGGCGGTCAAGACGGCGGCGGATTTCGATACCGCCATGAGCCAGGTCGGGGCGGTGTCCGGGGCAACGGGGAAAGACCTTGATGCCCTCCGGGATAAAGCTCGTGAGATGGGCAGCAAGACCAAGTTCTCCGCATCCGAGGCAGCCGAGGCCATGAACTACATGGCAATGGCCGGCTGGAAGACTTCGGATATGCTCTCCGGCATAGAGGGTATCATGAACCTTGCCGCCGCCTCCGGGGAAGATTTGGCATCTACATCCGATATCGTGACGGACGCATTGACTGCCTTTGGACTTACCGCAGCGGATTCCGGGCATTTCGCGGATATCCTTGCGGCGGCATCCAGTAATGCAAATACCAATGTCTCCATGATGGGCGAGACCTTCAAATACTGTGCGCCCATTGCCGGGGCTTTGGGATTCTCCGCGGAGGATACCGCAGAGGCAATCGGTCTGATGGGCAATGCGGGCATCAAGTCCACCCAGGCCGGTACTGCGCTCCGCACTATCATGAGCAACCTTTCCGGGGAAGTGAAAATCTGCGGTTCCAGTATCGGAGAAGTGACCATTGCCACCACCAATGCGGACGGGAGCATGAGGGATTTGAGCGCCATCCTCGCTGACTGCCGGACGGCTTTCGGTGGATTGTCAGAGTCCGAAAAGGCAGCGGCGGCAGAGGCGCTTGTGGGGAAGAATGCCATGTCAGGATTCCTTGCGCTGATGAATGCCGCCCCTGCGGACATCGAGAAGGTGAGCAGCGCCATAGCGAACTGTGACGGGAAGTCGGCAGAGATGGCGGCGACCATGCAGGATAACCTTGCCGGGCAGCTTACTATCCTGAAAAGCCAGTTGGAGGAACTTGCCATTTCTTTCGGTGAAATCCTCATGCCCGCCATCCGTCAGATCGTCACATGGGTGCAGGGCTTTGTTGACAAGCTGAACGGCATGGATGAGGGGACGAAGAACACCATTGTCACCATAGGGCTCCTTGCGGCGGCCATCGGTTCCGTGCTTATCGTCATAGGAAAAGTTGTGTCGGCTGTGGGCAGCATTATGACCTTCATCCCGACACTGATCGGCGGCATTTCCAGTATCGGCGGAGGGCTGAGTGCCTTGTGGGGAATTTTAGCGGCGAACCCGGTAACGCTGGTCATTGCGGCAATCGCGGCTCTGATCGCCATCTTCGTGGCTTTATGGAATAACTGCGAGGGCTTCCGGGAGTTCTGGATCAATCTATGGAATGTCATAAAAGATGCTGCCATAGCTGTGTGGAATGGATTGAAGGATTTCTTCTCCAATATCTGGAACGCCATCACCGGGGCGGCGCAGGCCATCTGGAACGGTCTGAAAGACTTTTTCAGCGGTCTGTGGGAAGGGATAAAGAACATCTTCCAGACTGTCCTTGACGTGATAAAGGCGCTCATCGTGGCGCGGTTCGAGTTTTACAAGACCATCATCACAACCGTGCTGAATGTGATACAGACGGTGGTCTCCACGGTATGGAATGCGATCAAATCTGTGATCGAGACTGTGACAAATGCCATCGGCTCTTTCCTGTCCTCCGCATGGGAAGCGATAAGGAATACTGTCACCACGGTAATGGAGGCAATCAGAAACGTCATTACCACGGTATGGGAAGCCATCAAGTCCGCAGTGACGGCGGTGCTTTCCGCCATTAAGGACGTGGTGGTCTCCGCATGGGAGGCGATAAAGAACGCCATTTCCACAGCGATGGAGGCGATACGCTCTGCGGTCATTGCCGCATGGGAAGCCATCAAGAGTGCGGTGTCCTCTGCGATTGAGGCAATCAAAAATGTGGCTGTGGCGGCATGGGAGGCGATCAAGTCAGCGGTCATTTCCATTATGGAGGCGATCAAGTCAGCCATTACCGCAGCGTGGGAAGCCATAAAATCCGCAGTCGGCTCCGTGGTAAATGCGATAAAAGAAGTCATCACCAGCGTGTGGAATGCCATCAAGTCTACGGTCACCAGTATCGTGGGCGGCCTGAAAGATGCGGTGGTAAATGTATTTAACAGCCTGCTTTCCGGCATCAAGAACGCCATGAGCGGAATTGCCGGGGCGGTGAAGAACGGATTCGATGCGGCGATCAACTTCATCAAGGGCCTGCCTTCACAAGCATTGCAGTGGGGCAAGGATATCATCGGCGGCTTAATAGATGGTATCAAATCCAAGATCAGCGGCCTTGTGGACAGCGTGAAGGACATTGCGGGAACGATTGCGTCCTTCCTGCATTTCTCCGAGCCGGACGAGGGGCCGCTTTCCAACTTCCACACCTTTATGCCGGATATGATCGATTTACTCGGAAAAGGCATCCGTGGGAATTTAGGGAAGCTGACCGGTCCCATGAAGGAACTGGCAGGAACACTTATCCCTGCCACGGATTCCATGACAGCGGGGGCACAGGCGGCAGGAGGCTCCGGCAGCGGTTCTTCACTGGCGGCAAGGCTGGATGCCATGTATGAAGTGGTTACAAACTATCTGCCGAGGTTGGCAAACAGTCAGGTGGTGCTTGACTCCGGCGCGCTGGTCGGGGAATTATCTGACGGGCTGAACCGGGAGCTGGGAAAGGCGTATTCATGATAA